CATTTGTTCTATATTCTCTATAAATGTCCCATCCGTCAAATCCACCAGCAAAACACACTGTATACTTTCTTGAGTAGATATAATAATATGGGTTTTCCTGAGTATCAGGTTCTGCTCTGAATTCTGCGTCTCCACACTGGAACGCTGCGGTTCCACTGGTTACATATTCTGAACCTATGTTAACAACAGTTGCACCTGAGTCCATATGGAAACCCTGAGTAAGGTAGTTCCAAGGAACTGAATCGTAAGCAACTCCCCATGTTACTGATGAAGGATTTTGTTTACCTTTATATTGTAAGAAAGATTCGTCAATACCTACTGATGTTGAAAATCCTAAATACGTTCTTCTTACATTATCACCAGGTGATTCAACTGTGATACCAAATGGAGGATTAAATACTGGTTCTCCAGGATAATCGTATTTGGTCTTATATACAGGAACAGGAGATAAGTTTGATGTTGTATCATAAATTCTTTGGTCGTATCCGTAAAAACCACAAGGTAAAGCATCTATAGGAGCTTCCTTAGATATTTCAACCATGATATATTTTGAAACCAATGGATATTCGCCATCAAATGAACCTATTTTTTTACCCACAAAACTATTAGACAATGGGTCCATTGTACAATTTGTATATTTTTCAATAACAACAGGATTTTGGTCAGTATCATAGAAACTTCTTACCAACACATCAAAAGATAAATTAGAGAAAGAAATGTTTGCGATAGATACTTTAGTTTCAGTATTTGCTGCGGTACCATCAGATATAGAAATGAATCTAAATAATTTATAAACTTTATTACCTCTAAGTTCTGAAACAATGAAAGGAGAATAAGGTGTTGTGTATCTTTCAAGATTCCAAGCTATTGAAGTTGGTGAGTAGCTACTTGCGGCTGATAGGGCAATTAAATCACAACTTAAACCACGAATATAACCTTTGTTATATAAGTAATCTAAAGCTACAGGGTAAATCTCTTCAACAAAAACAGGAACTTCAGTTCTTGGTTTACCAAAGTTATCAAACCCAAGAACTTTTGGTAAAAACCTACTGCTAGTGCTAGCTAATGATGTTTCAAAAGAAAAATTGTCTCCATCTTTTGTTACACCCGAAAGTAAAAATGTTGAATATGGATTACTTGAAACTCCTGAATAAGAACCAGTACAAACCATAGTCAAATCGGTTGTTCCAGAAACTTCGTATCTTGGTCCGTGGTGTGTAGTATCGTAAGTAGAAATACCTCTTGAACGTAGTGTAGCAACAACTAAATTATTATACTCTGAGTATGCAGTTCCCGAATATGTATATACATTACCTGACAACGTACCTGAATATGTTGATGACGCTCCCGTTGTGAAACTTGTTGCGATATAATCAAAAGAAAATCCCGTATAAACATTTCCACTATTGTTAGAAAAATTAGAATACAACCAAGGAGAGTTATCAGTATCAGATAAATCATTATTAGCAAAATTAAGTGAATTAACACCAAACACATTTGTTAATGATGTACGTAAAGTTGAAAGGCTCGTATAGTCGGCACTTGGTAAAGAACCATAAACAATTGCGGTTGTTGCGGTCAAACTAGGTGTTGTTGCAAAAGAATCAAGAATATCTGTGAAATCCTCGTTAAATGTTGAGACACTTCCATCAGATAATCTGTACTGAGTATTTAACAAATTATTTACACTAGCAGGTAGAGAACCTATTAAAGTAACAGTATCTGCGGAAGCAACACCGGAAAAGTTTATTGTCCATGGAGTTCCCGATAATGGATTAAGTCCTATCGTTCCTGGGTCAACGTTGGCAGTAACTTTCAAAGTCCAAGAAGGACCTGCATCGTATCCCGACAAACCTAACACTCTTGTTACAAAAAGTTGATTAGATTGTTGTAAATATGATTTAGCGATATATGATGCTTCATATTTAGGTATTTGTGTATTCACAAATTTTGTTGGTTCCGTTCCACCAAAGAACGCTTGGAACTCATCGTAATTTGTTATGAAAATAGGTTCGAATGCAGGACCCTTAAGAGTCTCTCCAACCAAACCAAGTGTGGTTACACCCACACTCTGAGCTACAAAAGACAAATCTGTTTCTGAGGTATAGACACCTGGAGAAACAAACACTTTCTGATTAGTTTGTACTGTTGCCATTATTATTGGTTTCTAAAAAAGATTTATTTTTATTCATAAATATTAGATAATTAATGAAAAAACTTTACTTTTTATAAACTATTTGTATTTACTATGAATAAATTCTGCCTTTTTTATCTTTTATGAGTAAACTATATGACAGCAAAATAAAAAACATAAAAATATCTGAAGACGTACACAAAGTACTAAAAAGGTATTGTGATAAAAAAGGAATTAAAATTTACAAATTTATCGAACAATTAATTCTTGAAAAGTGTAAAGAAAAAAAAGATATCTACGGAGAAAATTAAAGTAGCTTATTTGTAAATAAAATCTTTGACTCTAACAAGTTATTCAGCTTAACAACTTCAACCCTTAACACATCATTTGTATTAATTAAAATTTCATTAACATCAGTACCATAATATTGATTGTTAATAAACACATTATAACTTGAAACGTTTGTTGTGGAATCTATAGTCATGTTAACCATGTAATCCATTATATCGCTCAACGAAGTATTACCTGTTACAAATAAAAACTCTTGCGTAAATAGGTCAGGATTTTTTGGAGATATTTGATTCTTTTTTCCAATAGGAACATATCCTTCTATTTCCATAACTTGTAATATTCTAGATATTGCAGGTGCAACCTCAAACTCATCTTCATCAATAAGATAACCAAGCATGGTAAAATCATAATTCTGAACATAATATTTTCTTTTATCTAAATCAGACACACTTTCATCATTTACCGAATTCATTACAATCGGAACGTATTGACCTTTTATAAAAGTATATGCTTGTCTTGAGGAAAACTTTTGAAGAACGGTTTTATTAAATTCATTTAGTTCTCTCATTCTATTACAAACAATTCTAACATTATATGTTATATCGACAGGAACAGGTTGAGGTATTTTATAAATGTCCATACCTTCTTGATTTCCGTTCCATGTTGGAACTGATGCATAATAAAATTCTTTTCTATTTGGAATTGTCCATTGGAGTGATGGGTTTGTTCCGTATTTAACTTCGGGTTGTCTAACCACAGTAATAAAAGGAACGGAAACATTAAAATCTTGGTCAACAAAAGTCCAAGTTTCAGTAAATTGTGACCAATTCTGTGTTGTAATGATTGTATCAATCATTGGAACAATTTTTCCTGAAGTCACAATTTTCAAATCGTTTTTAACAAAATCTAACATACCCCTATCTAAATCTGCATGCAAAACAGATTGAGGAAGATAGGTACCATCCTTATTTATATAATCCTTAAGCTGTTCCCTTCTTGCATATAAAGTTTTATCGGGAACTAAAGGTAATGTTTTTTTTATTTGTACAGGAAATGACATGTTATTTTAATAAATAAATTTTATTCTGACCATTAACCATATTTACCTCGTCACCACGAAATATTGGTTCTTGTGTTGATTTAATTACAAAACTATCATTTTTATATGGATTGTATGATATAACCTCTCCTTCTGATTCTTGGGGAATATCAAAACACGGAAACTCACAATATCCCTCCAAAGTACCAATAACGAAAGCATGAACATTTTTAGTTTTTTCTTTTCTAACTTTTTCTAAACCACCTTTTCTAACTCTAAATTCCACATTTGAAAGTTTTACATAATCGGCATGTAAAACAACAATCCCACTTTTTTGAACAGAAAACGTGTGCTTATGAAGGTTATAATAAACCATAACTTTCTGTCCTAATATGTTACTTTTTAAAACATCCTTTTGTGACTCTGATATTAAAATAATCATAACCCTCTGAATTCATTTTGATTTACAGGAGTCGCGACTATTGTTCTATAAAACGGTCTATAACCTCCATAAGTATTTTTATTGGCCGAAACAACCCTCCCATCATCTGAAACACTATAGTATCTAACTCTAGTCTCGGTTTCGTAATAACCCAAATAATCTCCAAACGCAACATCAACTTGTAAATCGTCCAAATATTTTTGATATATGGAAAACTTCATATTACCTGGCTCTTCTAATTCAACTTTACTTTGACCCACTTTTTGGTTTGTCGGTGTTAAAATTTGAACATATCCCTTCAATTCAACAGGTGGCAAAAATTGTATTCCATCAGAAACGGCCTCACCATAAACATCATCTGTCTTGGTTTTGTATCTATCGACACGATATAAAATAACAGTAAAATTCATATCGCCCTCAAGCCATTCTTGACCCATGCCGATATCCAACGAGTAGTCTTCACCTCCAAAGAACCTACCTAATCTTGTTATAGGTATTAATTTTTCCATTATTGATAAATACCACAATTTTTTTTATAATTAATAAAAATCTTATGCAAATAATCCCACCAAAAAAAATTTACGTAACAAAAAGTCCAATTCACGGATATGGTGTATTTGCAAGTGAAACCATATTTGAGGGTGAGGTTATTGAAGAATGTCCAATATATGATTTGAATATTCCATTTGGTACTGCAAGTTCTTTGTTTATTGATTATAGATTTAATTGGCCACAAGGAGATACTTGGGAAAAACAAATTTTGGCTTGGGGATACGGTAGTTTATATAATCATTCAAACAATCCGAACGCATATTGGAGGTCAAATCTTGAAAAAGAAACTTTTGAATTCGTTTGTTCAAAACAAATAAACTATGGTGAAGAGATATTAGTTTATTATGGTGGAGATACCTATTGGACTGATGGAAGGACACATACTGAAATTAAAGAATGACACAAGGAAGTTTAGAATCTAAAGCTATTGAAATTCTTGAATCTTATGAAGGTTCAAACAACTTCATATTGGAGTTAAGAAAGAAATGCTTGTTGAATAAAAAATTTTATCCGACAAGAAGTCAATCTGAATATGTTATAAACAACCACGACAAAAATCCAAAGGTCGCAAAAAAATGGGTAGTCTTAGATGCTTATTTTGCTCAAAAGTTTGCTAACGATAAATTACTAACTAAAGTTCCTGAAAAAATTTGGGTGGAAAAATTATTGGCAGAAAAAGATAAGGCATATCATATTTGGGGTAAATTTTTTGAAGAAAGTGAATTACAAGAATTTTGGGTTCCTAAAGCATCATTAATTAAAGATAATACGGTTAAGGATGTTGTTATTGATTACTCAAAATATTCTAACAGACCTCCGATGGAACACCAAAAAGAATCCATTCAAAAACTTGTTGAGAATAAAAAATATATTTTGGCAGACGATATGGGATTAGGAAAAACTACTTCAACAATCATTGCCGCCTTGGAAACAGGTTCTAAAAAAATATTAATTATTTGTCCGGCAACTTTAAAAATAAATTGGAAAAGAGAAATTGAAAATTATTCCGATAGACCGATTTATATTGCTGAAGGTAAAAATTTTAGTATTGAACATGATTTTGTAATTATCAACTACGACATCATTAAAAACTTTCACGACCCTAAATCAAAAACTAAAACAGAAATTCAAAAAGCTAATTTTGATTTAGTTATAGTGGATGAAGCCCACTACATAAAAAATGCTCAAGCTCAAAGAACAAAATTAATAAATGATATTGTTAAAGATATTGATAGGTTGTGGTTGTTGACAGGAACACCAATGACTTCAAGACCAATAGACTATTATAATCTTTTAAGTTTGGTTGATTCTCCCGTTGCTAAGAATTGGATGGCGTATGTTATCCGATATTGTGCTGGGTATCAATTTCCAGTTGGACCAAGAAAAGTTTGGAATGTCATGGGTTCTTCAAACTTAGAAGAGCTTA